CCACCAGCCGCGCCTGTCCCGCCCGGTGCGCCGCCGACGCCAGCCCCTGATGGTTGCGGGAAGTTTGGTGGCAGTTCGCGAGTAGGAACCCGCACCGTCTCCTTGGTGACCGGGTTCTCACGCAGCACCGGCTCCATGTAGGTGGTGGCGGCGACGTTGTAGCGCGCTACCTCCTGCGGGGTCGCGGTGCCGTTCGCAACCTTGGGGCCAAGCTCCATCACATCGCGCTGCGCAACGGCGGTGTCCCGCTGGGCTGGCTCGAACTCGGGTTTGTTCGTTCCGGTCGTGTCGATATAGGCGTGCTGGGCCGCGTCATACACGTAATGCGGCAACGGCTTCGCTGCGTCGACCTGCTGACCGGAGAGCGCCTTAACCTGGATGCCGTTGGGCAGCGTGATGACGCTATCGGCCTGCATATACAGAGCGGCCTCGGCGCGTAGCTCGGCGGCCTTCGCCTTGGCGGCCGGCGAGTTGGGGAACTGCGTCTCCAGCAGCGCGGCCTGTTGGGTCTTCCAGAGAGCCGTCTGGAACTGCTGCGAGTTCACCCCGGTTCCGGGCAGCGGGGTGGCACCGGGTTGCGCGGCCGCAGCAGGCGCTGGCGTGGTCGCTGCCGGGGCTGTGGTGGCCGCTGGCGGCGCTGGAGGCTGGTCGGGCGCAGGCGCCCCAGGCATGTCCCACTGGGCGTCAGGCGCCGCTGTGGACCCTGGTGGCGCCACAGGCGCGTTGGAGGCCACATCCACGCCACCCGTGCGCGCAGCAACGCCTCCCGTGGGCGCAGCGCTGGCAGTCGTGGTGCCACCGCCGATCTGCTGTTGCAGTTGCAGCGCGGTGGCCGAGCGCCGCTGCATCTCTCCCTGGGTGTCCTTGGGTCGCAGGTAATACTGCGAAACCGCGGCGGCCTTGGCCGCTGGCCCCTGTGCCTCGGCAATCTTCGCCGCTGCTGGCGCCTCGCTGCCCTTCAGCTCGCGCACCACGTTATCAAGTTGCTCGTCGAGGGGAGAGCCGTCCGGCGAATGGCCGTATGTGTCCGTATAGGCTTGCAGGCGCGGCCCAGCCCATTGGAACAGCCCAGCGGAATTGCCGTTGTCGCCCCGTCCGGTGCGAGGATTGGCCACGCTCTCGTGCAGCGCGTTGGCTGCGAGGGCTGTGGCTGTGTCTGCGTCAATGCCGCGCTTGATGAGGCCGTCGCGGACTGCGGTAGCGTTGTTGAAGGCGGCCGGCTCGATTGTCGCAGATGGCGTCGTCGCAACACCGCCTGGCGCTGCTGCCCCACCATACCCAGGCGGTGGCGCGCTGGCCCTGGCGAGCGCTTCGGTCAACCCCGGCGGGCTGATGATGCCCATCTTGTACTGGTCCTGAACAGGGATCGTCTGGCTGACCAGCATCTGCAGCGACTGCTCGTCCGGCAGCGTCGGTGGCGCGTACTTCGCCAAGCCCTGCGACTGCAGCACTCCGACCCCCTGCGCATACGCCTGCGCGCGCGCCGCCGGGTCTTTGATGTTCAGCAGCCCAGCCGCAAGACGCCCGACCTGCTCGTGGTCCGCCGCGGTCAGATCGAGCTGCCTGGCCTGCAGGCCCAACTGGTTGGCCTGGATGCCTTGTGCCGTCTGCTGCGCCTTGGCCGGATCGAACAGCATGTTCGCATCAGGGAACGGCGAGTCGATGTGTTGCGTAAACCCGGACATTGGATCAGTAGCCCTGTGTTCGCGGCGGTTGCGCGACAAAACCGCCAGTGTATTCCTGGCCTACCTGCAGCGAAGGGGCGAAGCCTGTCATTTGCGGCGCTCCGCTGCTACCAGCACCCCCGCCCAGATAACCCTGCACCGCGTTGGTTTGCAGTAGTTGGTTGGCACTGGTGCCGATGCTCTTGGCCATGTTCCCGTATATACTAGCATCCGCCCCCGCCTGGCCGATGTCGGTATTCGCGATCTGCTGTGCCCCACCGGTCGCGGCCGAGGCGATGCCCTTCGCCGCATCCAACCCGCTCCCCGATAGCTGCTGCAACCGGTTCCAGTAGTTGCCGAAGTCGGTCGCGGCCAGCCCGCTGCCGAACTGCTGCTCGGCCTGGAGTGCGGCGCCAGAGCGAGCGAACCCCTTAGCCGCAGCCCCGGCATCGGTCGCCCGTAGGCCCTCGCCCAACTGCCACTGGTAGCCTGGCGACTGTTGGAACTTCGCCATCGCCGCGTCGGCCGCAGGCTGCCCGTTCAGCCCCAGCAGGTCCGACTGATCCGTCAGTGCCGGCTGCCCCGCCGTGGACCACGGCGAGAGTTGATTAGTTGCAGTCGTGACGCCCTGATTGAGCGCATCCCTGGCCTGCGACGCCCCCTTGTCGACCGCGTTCTTCTGCATGATGCCGCCGGCAATGCCTGCAGCAGCACTCACACCGGCTCCGATGGCCGCTACTGTGAAGGGCACTCGTCAGTCCTCCTCGAACTCAAGGTGGTGTGGCGTTGCCACCGCAGGCTCGTCGTCGGCCTCAAGGTGGTCCGCGTTGTGGATGCAGGCGAGTACAACTCCCGGCGTGAGCGTCAGGAAACTGTGCATGATGTGTGCCGGTATGCGGATCGTAGCCGGCGCGCAGTATTCGATCGGCCCGTCGTCATCACCCTCTCGCCACAACCGAACGCGGCCTTGCAGCAGCGCGGTGAGGTGAGGAAATTCGTGCGCATGCTGTGGGAGCAGCGTGTTGGCATCAGGCACGCGATATACTTTGTAGTATATGCCAGCGTATATACTGACGCTGATCGTCTCGGGCTGGTTGGGAGCGCGCTTCATCTCTCCACCCGTAGGCATACGATCAAGGTTGTGCGTAGCGTGCTTCCGTCGTTGGTCATCGAGTGCGGTCGCGTGTTGTCAAACTCGAAAATCTCGCCCGTGCGAAACACCTGCTCGTCGCCATCGCACTCGACCACGCAGCGGGCGTTCGCCTCCAACGCGATGTAGCATTTGCAATTGTAGCGCTCGGCGTGCCACGCGCCCGCGTCGCTGTGACGCTCGATGCGCCCACCCGGTGGCAGACGGGTGCAGAGTATTCCGCCCAACTCCACCGACCTCTGCGATGCCATCAGGGTCCACACGACCGGGTGCAGCGACGGCAGCTTGTCCCACACCGGATAGAACACGCACTGTCCGGGTCGGTTGTAGTCGCCAGGTTCGTGAAGGGTGGATCTATCGAAGTACCTGATCCACAGGTCGGTCATGGCACGATGAGCGGTGCCGTCACGCTCCTTGCGCTCGGCGTAGAGGCCCCACTCGGGCACGGCCTCCAACTCGGCCAGGATTGGACCGACGTTCAGCCCTGCATGCAGGAGACGGAAGTTGCGCATACGCAGCAACTATCCTATATTGTGCGGGCTGATATTGCGTTTGCACCGCGATACCAGCCCTGACCATAGACGCTCTCGGAAGGAGCAATCAGTGGCTAAGAACCCCTTAAACGTGTCTGGCATCTATGTCATCCTCCACGTGGATAGTGGCAGGGCTTACGTCGGATCTGCCGTCAGGATCAGCAAGAGATGGAACCACCATCTGCACCTGCTGAGGATCGGCAAACATCATTCCAAGCACCTGCAGTGCGCATGGCAGAAATACGGAGAGCAGGCATTCCGGTTCGAGGTCATCGAGCGGGTAGCAGATAAAACTGCTCTGTTGCAGCGCGAGCAATTCTGGATCGATAGGTACAACGGCGCGAATCACGAGGCCGGCTTCAATTCGGTCGCAAGAGCGGGAAGCCAGATTGGGTATCAACACACCCCCGAAGCCAGAGCAAGAATGAGTTTGGCACGGAAGGGGATAGGTATGACGCCCGAAGCGATAGAAAAGATGCGGCTTAGTCTCAAAGGCAAACCAAAGTCTCCAGAACACATCGCCAAGGTGGCGGCAGCCCTGGTCGGCAAGAGGGCGTCAGCAGAGACGCGGGAAAAGATGTCGCGTAATAGGAAAGGATGGGACAGAGTTCCCGCCGGCCTTCGGCAGACGCCAGAGTTCAGGGCTAAGTTCTTGGCGGCGCTTAAGGCTCGTGATGACCGACTGAAGCAGAAGCGAATGGCGTCAGCTTGACTGAGATCCGCACCGGCTACCTTACCCGCCGCGCCCTGATGGTTCCGCTGGCCGTCACGCTGCTGCTAAAGCTCGCCAGCGCCACCAGCCACACCGTCACAGTCGCGGTGCCGTTCTTCCGCTGCACGGCGGTGCTGAGCCCTTGTGTGCTCCCACCCCCCGGAAACGTCGCGTTGATCTTCGTGTCCAATCCGTCGATACCAGCCTCGAACGTGACGGCACTGCCAGACGCCGAGAACTGGCAATTCCCCGACACGTCCCAGTCGCCCGCCGTGAGATCCAGCGACACGATGTTGGCCGCCACATTGCTCGTCAGGCCGATCCCGCTCGCCGTCGCAGTCAGGTATTCCCCGATCTGCCCAGCCGGCGCATCGGTCCCGTTCGTCACGCCAGTCTTGGCGGCGAGCGCATTGACCTGATCAGCGACGGCCTGGTGGTACTCGGTCCACGCCTGGCTGTGCTGCTGGCCCGATGCGGCGTCCACGATCGGCGCATCGTAGAACGGCGGGTCGACCAGCTTCTGCGCGGTGACGGAGGACGACATCAGGACACCCCGGCGGTGATGTCAGCATCGACAGCGTATATACGAGTAAGCCCATGGGCGGTAATGCGGAACGTCCTCTGCCTGAACGAGCCAAGCCGCGTCGTATATACGCGCTTGCGGAGTTCACTCGGTGCCCCTGCCGACATAATACGCTGCGGCCCCCACGTCCTCGATCCATCGTCGGACCACTCCAGCAGCACGTCGCCCGGCGTGTTGGTGCCGCCCACCTCCATCTCGATCTCAACGCGGGCACAGAACGCGCGCCGCGTGGCGGCCCACAGCGGCGGCAGCGTCGCCTGACGGATCACATCGATGTTGATGTCGTTCGCCCCCATGGCGAGCGTGTAGAGCCAGCCTGTCGTGCGATCGCCATAGAGATGCAGCGAGTTGTTATCCACCGCCGCCACCGTCGTGCCCCATGGCCCAACGCCGTCCGTGCTGGTTGACCGCTCATGCCAGTTGCCCGTCGCCACGTCATACACCAGCGTCCGGTTATCGATCGTCGTCAGGCTATAGAACCAGTGCCCGCGATAGGAATGCGTCAGCGCCCAGAGGCCGACCGTGCTGGGGCCAATAATCGCCTCGATCGCGTGCGTCGAAACCCGCTGCGGCGTGTAACCTTTCGAGCGGTAGACAATGCCGTCGAGCCCGACCCACCAGACCGATCCATCAGCGCGGCAGACCGACATCGGTGAGCCGGTGCCGGTCCAGATCACGCCGCCCGAGGCGCGGCGGAACGGAAAGAAACTCTCGCCCGCCGTCAGCTCCAGCCCAGACGAACCGGCGTCATACCAGACCTCAAAGCCGTTTGTGCCGACCGTCCAGATTTGTCCGCGGTGACTGATCACCCGGCGGATGACGTTCGGCAACGCATCGGAGAACACGAAATCCAGCGCAGCGAAACTGGACGGATCGAGCAGCCTTGAGATGAACCACTGCGAGCTGTCACCCAGCGCCGAGAAGCAGAAATACCCGTCGACATAACAGACCGATGAGGCGCCTGGATAATCCGGGTCGGTGATCAGGTTGAGAGTGTCTCCCGGTAAATGACCGCAGGTATAGGCGTGCGGCGCGCAACAAATCACGACGGCCGTAGGCCCCGCCGCGATGGTGACGAATGAGTTCCACGGATCAGTGCCGGCGTCTGCCGTGCCAATGTTGCCGATGCCCTCGAAGGTCGGCACGCCGAGCGGCGTGAATGACATTCGGAACGCCTCTTGCCCGCTGACGATGTAAATCGGCCCCGGCTGGTCGTCGTTCATCGCCAGGATCGGCCCCAGTCCGACCGAGATATAAGGCACCAGCCCCGGCGTCGAGACCAGCGCCGCAGCAACGCGTGCGTCGTCTGGCGCCTTCTCGGCCATCAGGTTGAGCAAGCGTTTAGCGACCAGCGGCAGCGACGGATGCTGGTAGCTTTCCAGCGGAAACGGTATCCGCTGCATTCCCGTGGGAGCCGTCTGCGGTGAGGCGCCTGACATCAGAGATCAACCTTACGCCGTGCCCTGTCGGATACCGTTCACGAAGCAACGATACTGCGCGGCCGTCGCCCCGCCGCCATTGACCAGGAACGCGATCGGCCCGCTCGTTCCGATCGCGACATCGAAATTGCCGCTGAACTGCACATTGAAGAACGGAACGGAGTAAGTGCTATTGCAATCCCCATAAAATACGTTGGGCGAAACGGTCGTATCATACTGGTCGAACACACAGGCGTTGAACCCGTTGAGCGTCGGAGAACTGCCGCCTACGGTGGTATAGTAGAAATTATGGTTTGGCAGTGAGTGTATCACGCCCTTCACTGAAAAGGTGCTATTGGTCACCGAGCCGCCGCCGTTGAACAACCCGACCACCGGAACATTCGCGGGGATGGGGGTCGTGGACTGCCACACCGTTCCTCGGATCGTCACGCTATCGATGTTCCCGTACGCCGTAAACAGAGACGGCCAATAGTCCGACTCCACATCAATCCGAATATCGATGACATTGGACAGGAGTATTGGATACGGGTTCCCGGCCCAGGTGCCGGTTTCATCCAACAGCGCCATGTAGGTTTGTGCCCACGTATGGTTGTCACAACCTTCGATGTAGAGCGTATTATGCATGCCCCAGCTTTGCAGGCTACAGCCGACGCCGACAACGGCGTCTATAGTCAGTTTTTCCCCAAACTCGACGTACGGGGACGCGATGCCGGTGTTGTTGTTCGTGGAGAACAGTAGCCCGTACTGGCCGACCGTCCACACATTGAAGAAATGCGCGGGGCCGGAACCGCCGATGAACGCCATCGGCGTCGAGCCGGCGGCGTTCGTCAGACTGATCGAGACGTTTTCCATGGCGCAGTTGGAACCACCGGGCCAGCCCGGCGTTGGCGCGGTGTATGACGTGCCGAAAATGATCCCGATCGTTGACGGATTGGGGCGCCCGATCGCCAGAATGTTCAGGTCACGGAAAATGATATTGTTGGAGCCGGTGCAGTCAAACACGGGCTTGCCAGTGCCCGTATTGGCCAGCAATGTCGAACCGTTGGATGGCGGCATATCGATCAAGGCGAAAATGAGCGCGATCATGCCATCCCCCTCGATCGTCAGGGCACCCGACAGATTTGTCAGGTTGATCGGAACATTAACCAGGTATCCCAGCGACGATGCGGGGATATAGAGAGACGTGCGCGCCGCGACGGCCGCGTTTGCGGCGGCTTGGATCGCCCCGCTGTCATCCGTCACCCCATCACCGCGAGCCCCGAAGTCGCGTATATTCTTGGGGATGCTCATGTAGGCCCGCAGTGCCGGGGCCGTAAATCTGCCCGACCCCGCGTGTTCCCCGACGACGGAACTGCTGTCCGTGACGGTGCCGAGGTCAGGCATATCGACAATGCGGACGCCGGGGAATGTGCCTGTGGTGACGCTCATGGCAGTGGCCCTCCGGCGAGATAAATGGCTTCGCCCGGATCGGTCAGCGTCGCCGGGTTGGGATCGGTCAGCATGATGACGGGGTTGACCGTGCGCGGCACCGAGTGGCTCAGGTGCAGCCGCCCCTCGGCCAGCAGATCCGTGCCGCCGCCGCCGTCGTAGTCGAGCTGGAGCGCGTAGGCGCAGCGGCGTGGCCAGCCTGCCATGGTGGCGGTGGGGAAGCTGATGTCGAACGCGCCGATGGCGTCTGAGATGGTCCCTAAGCCGACCCACAGCACCGTCTGCGGGCACTGCGGCCAGTGCCAGTAAGCGCCGTAGTCCCACGCCCCTCGGTGGTGCTGATCCGGCCAGACCAGCATCTGCAGCACGGGCCCGCCGATGCCGCCGGATAGCTCGATGCCCTGCGCACAGACGCTGTCGCTGTCGACCACGGTGACGCGCAGGAACAGCGAGTCCGCGCGGCCAAGCACCAGGTCGCGGCGTGGGATGTGGACGGGCGAGGTGCGCATGTAGGGCACCGTCATGGCGAAGGATGGCATGGCGTGGTCCTAACTCTACGGGGATGCCATCAGGCAAGCACCATCGCGCGGGCCTGCGTGGTTCCGGCTCCGCCTGACGAAGATGTAGGCCAGCCAGCAGTGAAGCCAGCAGGCGTGGTGCCACTGAACGCGGCGTCGCCAAAATTGGCGGTGAATGCCGCTGGAGCGAATGTTTCGGCTACAAGAGGGAAGAACTGGACGCCA